GCCGCCGACGGAGCGGGGCAAGCGTCGGAATGCGTCCCGGTGGATGCAGTCGGGACGGGTGCAAGTGGTGCAATCGCAAGCGGTGATTTCATAAGGTTTCATGTTCTTTTCCTTTCTGCCCTGTGGGCTGTGCGGTGCTGTGGTTGATTTGGTTGTGGTTGTCTGTCAAGGTGTTTTGCTTGACATATCCCCTGCACCGTTGGGGGACAATGACAGTATAGCACCGTCTGCCCCAGGTGTCAAGCTAATTTTTTCATGCTTGATGTTCGTCTACCGCAAACCCCCCGACACCCTGCACCAGGTAGCACCAAACGACAATTTCACCCCGGTATTTCAATGTTGCAATTTCACACTATGCCCCATTGGGGGCGTGGTTATGGTATTTTTGCCCCCTTGCGTGCGACAAATTGTTTCAAGTCGCTTCATCACACTAGACACAGCTTTTTACACACTCCACCGCCAATCTCCGCAAATAGCCAACTTTTCAAACCCTGTAACTCGGTGGTTATGGCGTTTACGATTTTGGATTCCACCTGGTTTTTAAGATATCCAAAAGAGTAAATGGCATAACCACGCAACTTTAACATAGACAAAAATTCATCGTCAAATTTGTTCGTTTTTAATAACAAAGAGCTTGACAAATCTGCATATTTTTGCTATAATATAGAAAATGACAAGCTAATTAAATTAACTGCTATCGAGACTCTGACCTCGACTCAGTTAACCCACACCAAGCTAATTCCACTAACTGCTCAAGAAAGGAAGTTGACCCATGAGCATCATCGTACTAGATTTCAATAAGACCGGACGAGCCATCAGCGTAGCCACACTCCAACAGAACGACATGAAGTTGAGAGCTGGCCTCATCGCCCCCGCCGTTGAAGACACCTCAACACCCCTGGCTCCCGAACACACCTCTGAGCCCATCAAGTCTATGGACGACATCCTGCGTGTCTCCAAGTACTTACTGGACAACAAGCGGTATCGTGACAATATGCTGTTCATCGTTGGCATCAACTTCGGACTTCGAGTGAGCGACCTTCGGCAACTTCGCTTCGCTCACATCATCAACGATAACCTGACTTTCAAGTCCAGCTTCCCCATCTTCGAGCAGAAGACCCGCAATACCCGGAAGCACAAGCGTAACCGTTACATCACCATCAACGCCGCTGTTCGGCAGGCAGTCATCACCTATCTGGAGAACACCCCCGATGTGTGCTTGAGCGATTACCTGTTCCGTAGCGAGTCCAATCATGGTGGTTCCAAGAACGAGCCCATCCATCGGAACTCCGTAGACCGGATTCTGAAAGGGCTCGCCAAAGACCTCGACCTCAACATTCAGATGTCAACCCACACGCTGCGTAAGACCTTCGCTTATCATCAGATGGTTATGTCGAACAATGACCCCCGTAAGCTCCTGCTCCTGCAGAAGATGATGGGTCACTCCTCCGCAGCTCAGACTCTGGACTACATCGGCATTACCGGAGAAGAAATTGAGGAAGCTTACCGTAAGCTGAACTTGGGTAGCGCAACCTGCAACTACCTCATTGACAGCGATGTCTTCGAGGAGGCCACTGCAGGCTAAGCTCCGACTGCACCTTGAAAATTGAATAAAAAGTTCAGATTTTGACCCCAAATTTTTCTCTCGTACCACGAGCTGTGGTACACAATGAAAATTTGTCGTTGCGCCCCAATGCTAAAATCGAGTTGCCCTAATAAAGAAAGCTGGAATAATGAAAATCCAAAAAAGTTGGAAATTCCAAGTTTCTAATTCACAAGAGTATAGCAGGCCCGACAAAAATCTTATGGTACAAATTTAAGGAGATGATGATGTGTGAGCCAGATTCGTGTTGTGGACGCCCGGATGGGCCGTGGTAAGACTACCGCCGCCGCCGGATATATGTCCCACTTCAAAGGCAAGAAACACTTTCTATATATAACACCCTACCTCACGGAGGTAGACCGCATCTGCGAAGCATGTGACTTCGAACAGCCAGACAGCGACCGCATCACTAAACTTGCTGAGCTGAAAGGTATGATGCACCGGCGGAAGGACATAGCCGCCACACACTCCCTCTTCTACTTAATGGACGAAGAGGCGTTGGCTATTGCCAGGAATAACGGGTACTGTCTAATTATCGACGAAAGCATTGAGACCATTCGTCATGTCGCAGTGACACCCAAGGATATGGCATTGCTTATTGGAACGATGGCAGAGGTTGACGAGGACGGATTTCTGAACTGGATTGACCCCGACTACAAAGGTCGGTTCTCACTATATAAGGAAATGGCTGACTCTCGGTCTCTGTGTAAGGTGGACACTGCCTTGCTGTGTATTATGAGACCGGAAGTTATAGAAGCTTTTGACGAAGTGATTATGATGACCTACCTGTTCGGAGGTCAGTACCAGAAAGCCTACCTCGACTACTTTGGATTCGAGTATCAGATTTGTGGCATCGACGATTCCGATGGATACCGTTTCACTGACGCCCCGGACGCTCCGCCGCCTCTGGACTACCATTCGTTAATTAAAATTGTGGACGACCCAAAGCTTAACGATGTAGGTTCCGATATGTATGCGCTGTCCAAGAACTGGTTTGAGAAGCGTGGTCGTGACAACCAAGAAGTTAAAATACTGCGTAATAATCTAAATACATTTTTCCGCCGACGCACAAACAGCAAGGCTGGCGAACAGTTATGGACTTGTTTTAAGAGTCATGCACCGAAGCTGTACGGACCGCAGGGTCGGTTCGCAAGTAGCTTCCTTCAGCTCGCTGCCAGAGCTACCAATGAATACCGGAATCGGAACTGCCTTGCCTATATGGTCAACCGTTTCGTCGACCCCAATGTCGGCAAGTTCTTCGCTTCCAAGAATATCACCGTCAACACGGACGAGTTTGCACTAGCCGAGATGCTCCAATGGATTTGGAGAAGCTGCATTCGTGATGACCAACCTATTGAACTATACATACCGAGCCGTCGGATGCGTGAGCTTCTGCAGGGCTGGATTGAATCAACTAGCAAAGGAGATAACACCAATGATTGAACATATCTGCAGCACCTGCCTGTTTTGCGATAAATGCACCAATAGGAAGGGATGTGACAACTACACCCCCGCAGGAGACGACGCCGAAGATGCGGCGCTGGATACATATATTGAAGAGCGGCGAATCGAGTTCCACGAGGAATGGTTTGAGTACACCTCGGAGGACTTTGAATGAGCGGCTTCAAATTTTTGACCCATCAAGCTAATTTTATTATTTACACAGCGAGGTGAAACCACATAGCCAAACAGTTAGTATGTCAGAAGTACATATATAAGCTTCACAGCAGTCGACTACGCAAGGCCAGATGGAAACTGACATTGCCGATTGCGGAAGCTCGGAAGAACGACGAAGTAATCTCACTGGCAGACAGCCAAGTTCTTCGCTGGATTGACGAGCTGAACGGCATCACGGACGCTGAGCAGAAGGCTCGTGATATCAAGGCGGAGATTAAGAGACTTCGCAATGAACCGAATAGTGTCCAGAACCGTAAGGCGGTCAAGCAACTGTACGCACAGCTTGACGCAATCCAGTTCAAGCCGGATTATATGTGTCTTATTATTGACAAGGAGAAGGACTACTACCGGGCGTGCCGTGGGTTCAGTATTAACGGCATCAGCTATAAGCGGTTGCTCGGAACGAATGGCGGTATTAAGAACAGTACTATCGTGTTCGTTAGCGAGCGTTATGCTGAGGAACTGAAACGGCGCATCGATAATGGGCGTGACCCGAACAAGGCATTGGTTCCGGCAAAGCTGGAAGCCTACAAGGCACTGACCTGTAGTGCATCCACACCTGTATCTCTGCCGAACGGAGTCCTAGTGGTAAGCGACTGCGAAACTGAGTTCCTGTCCGACATCATCTATCTGACGGATGAATGCGACGGTGAGCCTATGATGGAGGCACGCAGTCAAGTGCCTGTCCAGTTGGATGAGTCAGACGGCTATGGCATCATGCTTCCGTCACTGGCTCAGCGTTGGAGCGAAGAGATTGGTCTTGATTATCTGGTGAGCGGTGTGAACACTCGCTTCTCGTTCGAGAAGGGCATGGTCTTCACCTTCGACTTCCTGGACTTTGCCGAGAATGTGGCTCACAACTTCATGGTCAAGGACGCATGGGGTAACGAAGTGGATGTCCGCAATGTCGAGCTTATCCTCACGACCTCCATGGTAAAGCTGTGGGATAGTTACGAGAGCTGCGATGACTACATCCAACACTGTGTAGACAATGGCTACACATTCGGTATCGCCAAGACCTGCCCCAAGGAACTGGAAAGTGAGCGCACGCTGAATTACCAGTTCATCCAGAGCTACGACCTGAGTGACGACGATATTGAGCGTCTGATTGCTCCAACTATGAACGAGATTAAAGATGTGCTCGGCGGCGACTGGCGTAAGACAATCCTGTTTATGAAGGGCAATAGCTTGAGCGAAGAGAATCTCGACCGTGTCGAGAATAGCTACCTCAAGGCGCTGATGATTGACCGCCGGATGCTGAATGACCCCTTCGTTCGTAACAACATCTACCAGTTGATTCGCAATCGCATTAACGAAGCGAAGGTGGGCGTACTTAAAGTTCACGGTAACTACTCTATCGTTTCCGGCGACCCCTACTCTCTCTGCCAGCACATCTACGGTCTACCTGTCACTGGATTGCTGAAAGCCGGAGAGAGTTACAACAAGTACAGGTCTGACTGCGGGGCTGAGACGCTGGCCTGCTTCCGTGCGCCGATGACCTGCCACAACAATATCCGTGCTGTTCATCCGAACCACTCGGACGAAGCAAACTACTGGTATCAGTATATGAACGCCTGTACGGTCTTCAACTCCTGGGATACTGCGGCTCATGCCCTCAACGGTATGGACAAAGATGGTGACCTCGTCATGCTGAGTGATAACGAAGTCTTGGTTGAGAAGCTGATTGAGCTTACTGCTCTGATGTGCGCACAGCGTCGTGCAACCAAAAAGGTCGTGTGCGAGGAAGACTTCATTCGCTCCAACATCGAGAGTTTCGGCAACGATATCGGTCGCACCACCAACTGGATTACTTCTATGTTCGAAGTTCAGTCCAGATATAAGAAGACAGACCCCGAGTATAAGGAACTCGAATACCGCATTCGTTGTGGGCAACTCTATCAGCAGAATGTCATCGACAAGGCTAAGGGGATTATCGCAAAGCCTATGCCCAGAGAATGGCATGACCGGCACGCCGTCAATCAGATTGAGGACATCGAGAAGCGCCAGTTCTATCGTGCGATTGTTGCAGACAAGAAGCCGTACTTCATGCGGTACATCTATCCTGCTTTGATGAAGCAGTATAACACATACATAAAGAACACAGACAGAAGCGCACTGCGTGAGTTCCAGATGACGGTCGACGAAATGTACAAGCTGCCGCTTGGTGAATTGACCGAACGGCAAAAGGACTTCCTGCGGTACTATGAGTCACGACTCCCCGTCGGTACTGGAGATTGTGTGATGAACAAGATTTGCCGAAGATTCGAGGAAGAGTTCGACGGATATATTGGCAAAGCTCTTGGCAGGGTTAAGTTTGACTACACGATTATGAAGAGCGGCGCAGACTATACCCCTTCACAGCTATATGCCGTTAAGAAGTTGTATGAAGAGTACAATAAGAAGCTACAGAGCTACGCAGTCTTCTCTTATTACGAGCGGGTGGATGAGGACGAGACAATTTCTGCAGTGTCCAGTATGCGTGACGAGTTCGTTCGGGAATGCGAAGCTGTGTGTCAAAACGGTACGACACTCTGCGATATCCTACTGGATTTGTGCTACTGCCGCAGCTCATCCAAAAAGTTTGCTTGGGATATCTGCGGGGAAGCAATTATACATAACTTGCTGGTCAATAACGACTGGCAGATTTCCGCCCCTGTCGCCGATAAGGATGGCGATATCGAGTTCTGTGGCGGCAGATATAAAGTAATAACCAAAATGATTGGAGGAGATATATGAGCATTGTACTGAATGAGTACGACTGGGCTGAACGGGCACTCAAGGATAAGGCTCTCGGCAAGAAGCCGTATGAGACGCTGAGCAGGGTTGCCAAATACTATACATATAAGAACTACACTCGAAAGGAGGTTCGTCGCTTGCTCGACGAATTCCTCCTGCAGTGTGAGCCGACAGCATCACTCGTAACATGGTCGGACACTTTGGACAATGCCGCTAAATATGCGGCAAAGTATCCGCTGATTATGATTGAGGAGATTATCGTCACAAAGCCGGAGATGGAGAAGATTGACGCACTGCCGGGTAAGCAACTGCGGCGGCTCGCATTCTCTTTGCTGTGTATCGCAAAGTATTTGTATGCCGTGTCTCCGAACACGAGTTATTGGGTTGGTACTCCTGATAATGAGATTATGAAGATGGCGAACATTAACACATCCATCAAGCGGCAGAGCAGTATGTTCGGTCAGTTGAAGGATGCGGGGATGATTCGGTTCTCTAAGCAGATTGACAATCTGAGTGTGCAAGTCTTGTTCGTTGAGGAAGGCGAGACTGCCGTGCGCATTACTGACTTCCGTAATCTTGGTTATCAATATATGAAGTATCACGGAGAGCCGTATTTTGAATGCGCTAATTGTGGGCTCACTGAGAAGATTAGGAACCCGTCCATGGGAAGACCTCAGAAGTATTGCCTGCAATGCGCTGCAGAGATTCAGACAATACAGAAGGTGAATTATGTGATGCGTCGGAAGGTTAATGCGAGTAGTATTTCGCAATGATATATAAAACTTAAAAATGCGAAAAAAAGTCGCCCCTATTTGCCGTTGCGCCGCAACGGCAAAACGGCAAAGTGATGGGGTGCATAATAATGAAAGAGAATATACTAATTTTGTATGAAAGGGTGTCTTATTATCAACAAAAAGAACCGTAGACTGGTCACAATCGCAGTGCTTTTGGTGCTGCTCCTGGCGTTTGTGGGAATGGCGGCTGCTGCCTTAATCGCCCCGCTACGCTATAGCAATAATGACCAACATAACGAATTCACATTCCCCGCAGTTGTAGGCAACGGTTCAGACGGCTTTGTTGCCAATACTCAATCTTCTGCATCAATCCCGGCTATGACTGGCATTGAGCTGAAAAGTGGTACATTGACGCAGACTGTAAACCTGTATAATCCCGACAAAAATCCGTGCGTGTTTGTCATTTCGCTGTATCTCGGCGATGGAACGATGCTATTCCAAACAGAGCCGATGTCACCAGGATGTAGTGTGGATACTGTGTACCTAAACACGACATTAGCTTATGGCAGATATCAAAATGCAGTACTCGTTTATGATTGCTATTCTAATGACGGTACGATGACTCCGTTGACACGATGCGAATTTGTCGTCGAGATAAATTCAATATAAAGGAGCTAAAGGATGAAAAAGTTTCTCTCTGTTTTGATTGTTCTTGCAATCGTGCTCTCACTGACTGTGCCTGCAATGGCTACAGAAGAGTCATACGGAAATATGGGTAATGATTATCAATACGGCGAAGGAGAAATCACCGTTGGATGTAGAGCCTATAGTACCTTCACGCTACAAATTCCGCTGTGCGCAGATGCGTGTTCGTACAATCAAATTTCTGCATCTAATCCCAATATCGAACCGGGATATAGAATCGAGGTTCGGGTAACAAATCTAAACGAAGACGGAACGCTCCCTGTTGTACATGAGTCAACTGGTTGCGAGTCTGCCGTCATAATCTACACATCCATGGATGGCGCACCTCTTACATATGAGAATCCCGTGCTTGCAGCATTTGCAGAAAGCGACTTCGACGAATCTGGATATGCTAAAGTAGAATTTAGTATCATGCACGGACGAAGTGATTTCGATGTAGATGCCGGCTATTATTCTGGAGTTATTTGTTACCGGATTGAGTGTAATCCCGCATAATAAAATTTTTGAAGAAAAGGACTGAAAATATATGATTGCAATTACCGCCGACGAAAAGAAGATTATCCACGAGCAGTATCCTGATGTACATATCGTTCGTACCATGAAGCAGGATTCCAAGCGTCATCATTACTACATGACAGAGGATAAGAAGCCCATGAAGCTTCTGAGAAAGCTGCGTGAGACTGGATGTCACTATACTGCGAAGGGAAGTGGAAACAATCGACCTAAGAAGAATAGAAAATGAGTCCGCATTCGACTACCATAAGCGACTTGTATATGGTAAGTTGATTGATAAGACTCTCGCTGATTGCGACTATTCTGAACTAGCCGAGCTGTTATACGGGCAGTCATACTCGAGCGATGTTGCCAGACGAATGATGTACGGCAGCAGAAAGACACTTGAGCTAATGGACTCTGAGCAGGTACAGAAGGTATCTGACCATTGTCTGCTATCAGAGATTGAGCTTAAGAAAGCAGAGCTTCAGCAGGAGCGTCAGCGATTCTTCGACCAGCGTCGGGAGTTCAATAAGCTTCTGTCCGCAGAAGGACGCAAGGAGCACATTTACGAATCTCTAACTATTGCCGCAAACAATCTGATGAATTCCATTGGGGTTGCGTTTGAAGATAGTTACTATGAACCTGAGAATGCAAGTGACAACGAAGCGGTTCTAGTGTTTAGCGACTGGCATTATGGTATGAAGACCAAGAATGTTTTCAACGCATATAACACAGAAATCTGCAAGAAGAGAGTTACAAATACTGTTAATCAAGCAATCCAACGAATCCAACTGCACGGATGTCATCGACTCCATGTTGTGGTTCTCGGAGACCTGTGCCATGGGGCAATCCATACAGGCGCACGAGTCGCTTCCGACGAGTTGGCTTGCGAACAGTTGATGCAGGCTTCTGAGATTCTTGCCCAAGCGATTCTGCGGCTAAGCCAATATGTCGACGACACTCTGGTATATGCGACATACGGTAATCACGCTCGTACAGTTCAGAATAAACACGACAGTATTCACAGAGACAACATGGAGCGCATCGTTCCGTGGTGGTTGGCACAACGCCTGCAGATGTATGATAACATCACCATCATGCCCGAATCCGATAACGAGTTCCTGTTCATCGATGCTTGTGGACACGATATCTGCGCAAGCCATGGGGACTTGGATACGGTTAGGTGTTCACCCAGACTTCTGACGACCATCTTCCAAAAGAAGTATGGTAAAAACATCGAATACATCTTGCTTGGAGACAAGCACCATCGGGAGAGTTTCAATGAACTCGGAGTGACCGCCACTATTTGCGGCTCTCTATGTGGAACCGATGATTATGCAAACGATAAGCGTCTTTACTCTCAACCGGAGCAGCTGATGCTGATTGTCAATCCCGCATACGGTGTAGACGCAGAATATCGTTTGAGATGCGACGCCTCTTAATTTTTTAGAGGTCAAGCTAATTCCATTATTTACATATAAACCGCCCCTGCAATATGGGGCGGTTTCTCTATTTGGGTTAGTCGCCTAGCGGCAATGGCAGCGGACTGTAAATTCGCCGGTTAATCCTTCGTTGGTTCGAGTCCAACCTAGCCCACCAATATGCTCCTATCGTCAAGTGGCTAAGACATAGGGTTTTCATCCCTGTATCGTCGGTTCGAATCCGGCTAGGAGTACCACATGGGAAGATGACATAGACGGATGTGTGCTGGACTGAAAATCCAGATAGGTTGGCCCGATACCAGCTCTTCCCACCATACTGCAGATAGGACAAACGGTTAAGTCACAAGCCCCATAAGCTTCGAGGCGTCGGTTCGACTCCGACATCTGCAACCAGTTCACAGTCGGGTGTGCTACGGCACCCCGGCTTTTATATACGGCTTCGTAGTTCAGTAGCGCAGAACGCCAGCCTGTCACGCTGGAGGTCGACGGTTCGAGTCCGTTCGGAGTCGCCATTCACAATTTAATAGGTGCATAAGTGGTGTAATCGGTAGCCACTCCCATGAAATACTGGGAAGAGACGAGATACATAAATAAGTCCGCTGCGTGTTCGAGTCACGCCTTATGCACTACACACGGTCCCTTAGCTCAGTCGGTAGAGCAACGGCCTGTTAAGCCGTGGGTCGCAAGTTCAAGCCTTGCAGGGTCCGCCACTTTAATTACAACGAGGGAGGTGGCTTGTATGTCACGCAAAACAAAGATGAATTCCATTACGAGCCCCGAGCTCATTGCTCAAATCAACCCCGAAAACACCAGATTAAAGAACGACTTCCTTGAATATCTGAAGTCTGTCCAGCGTAGCCCTGGCACAATCGCCGGCTACTCCAACGACTTGGACATTTTCTTTGTCTGGGTTCTCAAGAATGCACGCAATAAGTTTTTTGTGGATATTTCCAAGCGAGACCTTGTTGCATATCAGAACTGGTTGATTAACGAAAATCAGAATAGTCCTTCTCGTGTTCGCAGACTTAAGGCTGCAATCTCATCCCTAAGCAACTTCGTGGAGGCCATTTTGGATGATGAGCCTGAGTTCCGTGGGTTCCGCTCAATCGTTAGGAAGATTGAGAATCCTGCACTGCAACCTGTTCGTGAGAAAACCGTTTGGGAAGATGACGAACTGGAAGACCTGCTCGACAAGCTTATCGAAAAGCAAGAATACGAGAAAGCCTGTTATCTTGCCTTGGCTATGTACAGTGGTCGGCGTAAGTCTGAACTATGTAGATTCAAGGTGAGCGATTTCAACGACGACAAACTTGTTTGCGGTGGTGCTCTGTATAAGAGTTCTCCGATTAAGACAAAAGGTCGTGGCGGCGGTAAGTACATTCCTTGCTATACCTTGGCTAAAAAGTTTAGACCATATCTTAATAGATGGTTGGCTGAGCGAAAGCGCCTTGGTATTGAAAGTGAGTGGCTATTCCCGTCTAAGTCCAATCCGACTGAACAGATTGGTATTGCAACTGTTAATAGCTGGGCAAACACCTTTACTCGCATGAGCGGCAAGGATTTTTACGCACACAGCATTCGGCACTACTTCACCACCAGTCTGGCTAGAGCCGGAATTCCTGACGGCGTTATCCAAAGCATCGTCGCCTGGGAGTCTTCTGATATGGTTCGCCTTTATACCGATATCGATGCCGACGAACAGATTGGCATGTACTTCTCTAATGGCGATATCTCCGTTCCCGACAAAAAGGGCTTTGCAGATATGTAATGAACTTTGAAGAAGAAAAGGAGAATCACATGAATAAGAAGGAATTGATTAGCAGAGTGACCGAAGCTCTGCGTGTAAACAACATGAGAAAACCGATTTCTGTGAAGAAACATACATTCCATATTACTGATGAGGATGGCAACGCTGCTGACTTCCACATTAAGCAACAGGATAAGAATGTTCTCTACACAGTTGACGATACCGCAAACATTATAGACGCATGTCTCGCTGTTATTCTTGACGCAATCAAGAACGGCGAAGAAATTAGCATCAAAGGTTTTGGTAATCTTGGCCTGCATTACCGGGCGGCAAGACGCACTAAAGAACCGAACTCCGGTGAATGGTGTGAGATTGAAGCTCATTATGTCCCGAAGTTTTCATACGGCAATGACCTTCGTATGGCAGCTAAGCTGTACGAGGTTTCTTTGGGAGAGCAGCCAATGCCTGAACCTGAACCGGATGGTGATTTATAATGGCGGCTATTGAAGTAAATGCTTCCAGCTCAATTTGCCGGAAGTGCGGTACTGCATACGGCAGACTTAAGGGATATTTCCCTGTAAGTTACGGATTCCTTTACAGAGGAACCGGTTATCTGCCGTACTGCAAGGAGTGTGTTGACAAGATGTTCAACGCCTATCTTGCAGAATGTAAAGATACAAAAATGGCTGTACGGCAAATGTGCCGTAAGCTGGATTTGTATTGGAGCGAGAAGCTGTTTGACGCAGCAGAAAAACAAAGTACTCCTCGTTCCATTATGACAAGCTATATGGGCAAGATTAACGGTACGAAATTTGCGAATATGTCATATGACGACACGCTGAAAGCCGAGGACGCTCTATGGCTAGAACCCGCAAAGTACACAAGTATGGAACCTGCCGAATCCATCATAACAGAACCAGATGATGATATCGAAGTGCCGGAGGAAGTCGTTGTGTTCTGGGGTCCCGGATACACGCCTTCTATGTATATCGAACTTGAACAGCGCCGCAAGTACTGGATGTCCAAGTACCCCGACGATGTTGAGCTGGATATCGGAACGGAGGCTTTGATTCGTCAGATTTGTAGTTTGGAAATCGACATCAATAGAGACCGTGCGGCAGGTAAATCCGCCGATAAGAACATCAATACGCTGAATACTCTGCTCGGAAGCGCAAGCTTGAAGCCTGCGCAGAAGCAGTCTAACGACTATGAGAGCTCTTTGGCGAATACACCGCTCGGTGTATGGCTATATCGTTACGAAAACAAAAGGCCGCTGCCTGAAGTTGATAAAGACCTACAGGATGTGAACGGTGTAAAGAAATACATCTTCACATGGATGGGACATCTTTGCAAGATGATGAACATCAAGAACGGCTACACCAGGCTGTATGAGGAAGAGGTTGATAGACTTCGTGTCGAGCGCCCTGAGTATGACGGAGACGATGACGAGACATTGCTGAGTGATGCGTACTCCGGCGTATCTAAGGGTGGTGGTGATGATTGAACAGACATGACCGCATTATGAACGGCGCAGCTCTCTGGGGAGCATATTACCGTCTAAACCCGGACAAGTTCTGTGCCGATTATCTACACCTGAACCTAAAAAAGTTCCAGAAGTTCCTGCTTGTAATGATGTTCTGGAGTACGACATTCGTTCTGATTGCGTGTCGTGGTCTAGGTAAAACATATCTAAGTGCAATCTATTGTGTTGTCCGTTGTATTCTGTATCCAGGCACTCGTGTCTGTATCGCTTCCGGCACAAGAGGACAGGCAATCAATGTGCTTGAAAAGATAATTCAAGAATTGAAGCCAAAGTCTCCTGAATTGTGTGCGGAAATTAACGATAAGGAAACACGAATCAATGGCAACAACGCTCAGATTGCGTTTAAGAATACAAGTATCATCAAGGTTGTTACTGCATCTGACAGCAGTAGAGGTAACCGATGCAATGTTCTGCTGCTCGATGAGTATCGCCTGATTTCTAAAGACACCATTGATACCGTCTTGAAGAAGTTCCTGACATTCCGCCGTCTTCCTTTGTATGCAGAATTAACAGACGAGGAAAAGAAGCGTGAGTATGATAAGGAAAAGAACCTGACGCTGTGGTTAACCTCTCCGTTCTTCAAAGACCACTGGTCTTACACAAAGTGCGAGGATACATACAACGCAATGTTGGATGATTCCAGACGGCAATTTGTGTGCGGATTCCCATACGAACTTTCTATCCATGAAGGATTGCTTGACCCCGAAGTCGTTGCAGACGAAATGGCTGAAAGTGACTTTAGTGAAATTCGTTGGAGTATGGAAATGGATGCGTTGTGGTACGGTTCAGAAGAAGACGCCTTCTTTGATTTCAGTTCTATCTCTAAGAACCGAAGAATTAAGTACCCGATGCTTCCAGACAAAATATCTTCAAAGGTTGTTACATCTCAACCTATAAAGATACCTGCTAAGCAGAACGGCGAGATTCGGATTTTGTCCGCTGATATCGCCTTGATGTCTAGCAAGAAGAACAACAACGACGCAACGGCTATCTTTATCAACCAGCTTATGCCGACAAAGGCCGGACGATATATCAGCAACATTGTGTATGCTGAATCGTGTGAGGGTTTACGAACTGACGACCAAGCGCTCGTGATTCGAAGACTATTCGACGAGTTCGCTTGTGACCACTTGGTTCTGGACTGCTCAGGACTTGGCCTTGGTGTATATGATGCGCTTGCTAGAGATATAGTCGACCCGGAGACCGGCGAGATATACCCTGCGCTGTCTTGTTGTAATAATGCGGAAATGGCATCCAGATGCACAGTGCCTACTGCAGATAAAGTAATCTGGGCTATCAAAGGTAGCCTACAATTCAACTCTGATTGTGCGTTCTTGTTGAGAGAAGGATTCAGAAGCGGAAGAATCCGTCTCTTGATGACAGAGTATGATTCCGAAGAATTGCTTGGAGAAATCAAAGGCTACAAGTCTCTAAACCCTGCTGAAAAGCTACAACTTCAACTGCCGTATATCAACACAACTCTTCTAATTGATGAGTTGACGAAGTTACGGCATGAGGAAAGCGGCGGCAGAGTCAGACTTTTTGAGAAGGCTGGTATGCGAAAAGACCGCTACTCCAGTCTTAGCTACAATTTCTATGTCGCCACTCAGCTTGAGAATAAGCTGAGCCGGAAACAGAACAACAATTCTGAGAGTGCCTTTATTATCAAGGCACCTAATTACAAAGGAAAGGCGGTGAGTGGCAAACATGGCCGACGCAACACGCCGAGCTGGTACTAAGGCGCCTGCGAAAGAAAGCAAAGAGACCAAACCAAAAGAGCCCAAAGTCGTTAGTGTGGACGGCATGATTGGAATCTCTAGCAAGTTTGCTTTAATCAATAAGCTGATTACTAGAGACCTGAACAATAATACTACCACACCGACCTTCTCGCTGTTTTCCAAGGACGATATTACCACATATCTGTCTAACCCCTATACATATGAGAAGCAGCTCCGTAATGCTGTAACATACATCTATGGAGCAAGCTCCCACTTTAGACGACTGGTACAGTATTTTGCAGGTCTAACCGACCTTGCTTATGTTGTATCCCCGTATCGTATTGACCCCAAGTCTGCCAATGTCAAGTCTGTCAATCGTAACTACCGCAAGGTTCTTAATGTGTTGTCCGCAATGAATGCAAAAACACAGTTCCCAAAAATCATTACTGTGTGTTTGCGTGAGGACACATTCTATGGAACGCTATGGGTGACCAATGACAGCATTACGATTCAACAGCTACCGAGCGACTATTGTTCTATTTCCACCATTGAAGGCAATGTCCCGAATGTTACATTTGACTTTGCGTACTTCGATTCCCATCAGAGTCTGTTGGATTACTATCCCGCAGAGTTCCGTACCAAGTATGCTATCTATCAGAAGCAGCGCACGAATCGTTGGATTGAGCTTGACTCACCGACCTCTTTTGCCATCAAATGCAACAACGACATTCTGGATTATTCAATCCCGCCCTTTGCAGGAATTCTTCGTGAGATTTACGAGATTGAGGATTACAAGCAGTTGAAGCTGACGAAAGCCTCTCTCGAGAATTACGCCATGGTCTTTATGACTTTGGGCATCGATAAGGAAGGCAACTGGCAGATGGATTTGGACAAGGCCAAAGAGTTCTGGCGCAACCTCGACGCTGTTCTGCCCGAGGAAATTGGTTCTGTTTTGACTCCTATGCCGATTAACAAAATCAGCTTTGAGAAGTCTAATACCGCAAATACCAATACAGTTGCGGAAGCTGAGGAAGAACTGTTCTCTGCAGCCGGCGTATCATCTTTGCTGTTCAATAATGACAAGGCATCTGCAAACGCACTGCTTCTGTCAATCAAGGCTGACCAGGCCATTACTTACGGCATCGTTAAGAGCATTGAAGATATGGTCAATCGCTTCATCCAGTCTCAGAGCTATGGTAAGAACTTCAAGGTTAACTTCCTTGATGTTTCACCATATAACCGCAAAGAGGTTGGCGACATGTATCTGAAGGCGGCTCAGTATGGACTGCCTACTGTAAGCATGTACGCAGCCTCCCAAGGACTTGGACAAGCCGAACTCGATTCTATGAACTTCCTGGAAAATGAGGTTCTGGAAATCAAGAAGCTGTTTGTCCCACTACAAAGCTCTTCTACGCAAAGTGGAACGGCAAGTACTGAATCAGGCGGTGCCACCGATGAGGGCGGCGCTCCTCCCAAGGACGCAAACGACTTGACTGAAAGCGGATTGCAGAATAGAGAGGATGCTTGATATGGAAAAGTTCTTGTATGTATTCAATAAAGAAGCAAGAGATAGATTGCTTGCCGCAAACTATACTCTTTTGAAAAGCGACGAGAAGAACGAAGTGTATGTGTTCGCTAACCAAATGGATATGGCATTTGCCCTAGCAGACATCTCCTTTATTCGTTCTAACACGCTGACATTCTAACCCGCATGGTAATCCATGTGGGGCTTTTGTTTATATGGAGGTGAGTGCAATGGGTAAAGTCGTTCATATGGCATATTCCTCCTCTCTCTCCTCGCTTTGTGAGATTAACTCCTCTTTCGATACCGGTGTTCTGCGTATCGCATACACCGGTGCGAATAGAAACGGAAGCTTTATCTCTAAAGAGACTTTCGAGCGTTGCATCGAGACGCTGTACAACTGTCCGATTGTGTGCCACTACGACCGTGAGACCGATACTATCGGCGGTCACGATATGGAACTTGTCACCAATGCAGACGGTGATATGCGGCTTGTCAACATGACTATCCCTATTGGTGTGATTCCCGAAAGCAGCAAGTATTTTTGGAGCGTGGTCGAGGAAGAAGACGGTACTGAGCACGAATATCTGTGCGCTGATGTACTGATTTGGAAACGGCAAGAAGCCTACAAAAAAATTAAAGAGGATGGCATTACCGCTCATTCCATGGAGCTGACCGTAAAGGACGGCGAGATGGAGGGCGGCTTATTTGTTATCAAAGACTTTGAGTTCACGGCATTCTGTTTGCTCGGAGATGAGCACGAACCTTGCTTTGAAAGTTCCGCACTGGGACTGTTCTCCTATGACGAGATGAAGAAGCAGATGGCTCAGATGATGTCTGACCTCAAGGAAGAATTTTCTTTGGTCGTACCCCCTGTTGGGGCTAACGATACACACCCACAAAATCATCCGATGGAAGGAGGAGAAAAGGTATTGAACGAGAAACTCGCATTGGTTGCGGAGTACGGTCTTGAAGTCGAGAATCTGGAATTCTCCATTGAAGACCTGACTCTGGAAGAGCTTCGTGAAAAGTTTGAAGCAATGAAGACCGCTGAGGAACCTGTGGTTGAACCTGCAGTTGCAGAACCCGCAGAACCCACTGTCGACTTTGCCCTGGCTGGTCAGATTCGTGAAGAGATTTACAACGCTCTGAGTGTTGAGAAGATTGAGTGTTGCTGGGGAGAAATGACCCGGTATCACTATGTCGACCATGACCACGAAGCACTGCAGGTCTACTGCTATGACGCTGAGGATTGGAAGCTGTATGGCTTTGCCTACACCATGAACGGCGACAATGTGGTAATTGATTTCGAAAGCAAGAAGCGTATGAAGTTTGCAATCGTGGACTTTGACGAAGGTGAGCAGGCTGCTCCCTTTGCTGGCGTCTTCGAGGAAATTACCAAGCAGTACACCGAAAACGATACCCAGTGGTCTGAGAAGTATCAGACCGCCTCCGACACGATTACATCTATGGAAAATGAGCTTGGCACTCTGCGCCAGTTTAAGACCGACACCGAGGAAGCTGCTCTGGCAGTCGCTCGTGATGAAGTCTTCGCTCAGTTCGAGGATTTAGTCGGTGTCGAAGAGTTCGATGCTCTGCGTGAGCATTGCGCTGAGTACGAGCTGGACGCTTTGGAAGAGAAGTGTTACGCAATTCGTGGTCGGAAGGGCACCCCTGCCAAGTTCACCCACGAATCCAAGCCCCCCAAGCTGAAGGTCGAAAAGACCTTGCCTGTCAATGAGCCCTATGGCGGACTGTTCGCCAAGTATGGCATCACTGACAGCGATAACTAACAAATAAGGAGGAAATGTAAATGGCTTACTGTGTTATCCGTACCGACCTGATGTCTGGTACTAAGCAGCCCGCTGACCTGGTTTCCCTGCGTTTCTATAATGCCGAGGACAAGGTGGCTGAGGTTGAGAACGGCGTTATCGTCGAACTGAAGGGCTACGAGGAAGGTCAGCGTGAAGTTATGAAGGCTGTTGCCGCTACTTCCGCTTCCGATGTTGCCAACTGCGCTATCGTCGCTGGCGTTGAGGTCATGTATGACGAGCGCAAGAAGAATCTGGACGAGTACATCAACGAGGCTGGCAAGGCTATCCGTGGTTACATTCCCCGTAACCGCAATCTGTTCGCCGTGACCAAGGAAGGTTTCGTTGGCGCTGTCCCCGCTGTCGGCGGCAAGGTTGGTATTGGTGCCAATGGCAAGCTGGATGCTGCTGCTGAAGGCTTTGGCGAGTGTGTCCACATTGAGACCGCTGGTCGCTACACCTACTACACCATTAAGATTGTCAAGGCTTAATGGGAATCTAAACAAAGGAGGAAATAGCAATGGCTGAAATGAATGATATTGTCAAGCTCGCCGTCGATGCTTATCGTGGCAGAGTTTCCAAGTATTCCGAGAATCAGTCCATGGATGTTCTGCGCCAGGCTCTGGTTGAAGCCAACGGCGGCAGCACTGTTCTGGACTACAAGAAGATTCGTGACGGCGAGTGTAAGGGTCTGTTCACTCTGATTGAGACCATCCTGACTCGTACTGTCGTTGAGGGTCTGCAGGGCGACGAGTTCTTCAACTCCCTGGTTGACTTCCGTAATGTTGCCGAGGGCGACAAGAACCTGTTCATCGTCGAGGACGACAACCTGTTCGTCGTGGCTGAAGCTGCTGACGGCACCCAGGGCATCCGTCGTCAGAGACTGGGTGGCAGCACCGA